GAGGGCATTGGGGCTTGGTGGACAGTGCGTCGCTAGGTTGGGTCTGTTTTACCTGTCCGGTACCACTGGCAAGTCCTTGGTATCTAGTATGATCAGACATGGGTGGTTGGACTATGGCCTCGAAGAGCTTGAACAGCTCGGCAAGGCTGTTCACGCTGTTGTCCGATCTTCTGGCGCCCTCAACATTCTGCCACTTGGTGTCACTGTTGATGATGCTGATTCTGCGTTGTACATGCAGCTGCTTTCGGGCCGGTATGATTTCCAGGATCTCGATGTGTCAGGTGAACTGGTTGACAGGATGAAACTAAACCCCACCAAGATAATTAACACAAAGAGCGGTCCGAGTGCGCAGCTGTTTAAAACACTGGTGGATGAGTCCCTGGGTCAAGATAGGCGCCGCGCAGCTCATGTGATGCACCGCCATGGTCAAGAGACGTTGATGGATATGCTGGCGTATTATGGCAAATACTCTGCTACAGGTAGCTGCAAGGCTCTCAGAGGGAAGTTGTCTGTAATGTGGGAAGGCAGGGAGCATGCTGTGGATAGCCCAAGCAAAGTAGCATGGCTGGCAAACCTAGATGAGCAGCAGGTGATAGAAGTTGTTGCTGATGTTTGCAATGGTATCGAGACGACCGGCGTGAGGAAGACGGAAAGTGGGAAGCTGCGCATGCTGTTGCCCGCACCGGAGGCCCACTGGCTGGCAGAGACCCTGGCTATCATGGACAGTGAGCGTGCAGTCTTCGGGCCGGTGCGTCAAGTGGCGCTGGAGAAGACCAAATTCGAGACGTTGCATGGGCTTTTGCAAAGGCTTAATTGGGTCAAGGCTGGTTTGACGGTTGCAGCGGAGGACTTCGAGGACTTTAACATATTGCAGGATTACGAGTCGATGAGGGCAGATTATATTGCGCTGGCATCTGAGATAGCCAGCGTGTGCGGCCTGCCAACGATCAGTACTCGCATGAGCAAGGATATGTCTCTGCCTGCCATCGCAGCTGCCTCGTGCCTGATCTTGGCGGCAGCGTTTGATAACATGCGTGCGCGTGATGTGTCGGATCCTACTAAGTGGTATCAATTGGTTAGAGGTCTCTGGTCGGGCTGGCGCTCAACAATGTGGTTCAACACTAGGTACAATAAGGCTTACACGCACGCTGTCCAGCGTGGGGTTGAGGCAGAATATGGGTTCCCGACGCTCAAGGATTTCTACATAGTGGGCGACGATAGTTTGTTGGCCACACTGTCGGAGTTTGAGGGTTTAAGGCGCCTTGAGGCGTATGACAGGTCCAATCTCGCATCGCAGGCAGTCAAACAAATGGTAGATGACAGCCAAGCGGAGCTGACACGCATAATGCACAGAGCGGACGGGTCGGTGAAGGGTTCGCTTGTGCGTGCGATATGCAATGGGGCAAGTAATGATATGCAAGGGTCGCGCGTTGTGCCTGGCCCGCATATGGCACAGAGCCTTAAGACCCAGATACACATGTGGGTGCGCAGAGGGTTTGATTACAGTGCTGCTGAGAGATTGTTGAATGTGGCAGTCAAATACTGGGTTAAGCTGCGCGTCCGGAGGAGCGGTTCTGACTCGGCAGTAAACGTCACCATCCCAGATGCTGTGGTACGAGGGTCGGTGCGCACTGGTGGGCTCGGTGTTGCCATGCCAGGTGTCTTGCCACCCGACCTCAAACTGCCAGTTTCGCTAGGGAAATCCAAGGTTCGTGATGATATCGTGCGAGCTGTAGGGAAGCAGTGGCAAATGCGCAATTTGCAAGTTGCTGCGCACATCACGCAGCAAAGATTTGCTGGTTATGGGCTAACCATTGACAATGATACGATATTGAATGCGCTGCGCGGAGGAGTTTACGGCAGTAACACACCAACTGTTCTGAGCATGTTGGCTGACCAGGCAGACCATGGTGAGTGGGAGATTGCCATAGCTGCATGGTCGGAAAGGGGTGGTGCTCAATTGGGTTTTGTGGATTGCAAAGCCGTGCCTTCGGAGCTCGTCGAGGCTGTTGATGTGGGAATGCAGCGAGTCGGTCGCGTCTACAAAGAATTGAGCAACAGTGCCGAGGTGCCATCTGATCTAGTGCGATGGACATCACCTTGGTCTAATGCTAGTGCGCTGGATGCTATTGCGCTTGGGCCGTCTGCTGGCGCGCCCGGAGCGCTGGCTACCGTTAGGCGCAATGGGAAGAAGGTGTCTCGTGCTGAAGTGGCCAATATGCTGAGTGGCCGTTCCCGAGCACTCGCTGATCTGCATTTGCAGGTTGGTTCTATGGCAACTCAGTTCATAGAAGGAAAAGTTTCAAAACCTCTCTCTGTGGGGCTGGTCTCACCTGCACATTATGTGCTGGTGGACCTTGCGCTCACCGAGGTCGTGGGGTATTTGAGACATATTATGGAGGGAAGCAAACTTATGTTTGACCTGACTAACACAACTGGTGCGCGCATGCTATCGCAAGCATGCGCGTTGATCGAAAGGAAAATTGCAGCAGACCCTATATTGGGCATGCAGCAAGCTTTCTAGAGAAA